ATGCCTGATATTTACCAAAAGATTAACGGGGCCGATTACCGACGAATATTTGTCGTTGGTGATATTCACGGCTGCCTGAATAAGCTCGATGAGAAATTACTCTCAGTTGATTTCGATGAAAGCAAAGACCTGCTGATATCCGTAGGCGACTTAATTGACCGTGGGGAGCAGAACGTTGAATGTCTCGACCTGATTACCCAGCCATGGTTTCGTGCGGTTCGTGGCAACCATGAGCAAATGGCGATTGATGCATTGGCCAGCGAAGAATACTCACACTGGCTGGCAAACGGCGGCATGTGGTTTTTCTGCTTAGATACTGATGAAAAACTGCTGGCCACCAGTCTGATTAAACAGGCTGCAAAACTTCCGCTAATTATCGAAGTCACCACAGACTCAGGCAAATACGTAATAGCTCACGCTGATTACCCCTCTGACAGTTACCACTATGGCAAGCCAGTCAGTGAGCAGCATGTTATTTGGAATCGTGAGCGGGTGAGCAATGCAATGGATGGCGAAGGGGAGGAAATAATCGGGGCCAAGCAATTCATATTCGGTCACACGCCGATGAGCAAGCCCGGCCAGTTTAAAAACCAACTCTACATCGACACCGGTGCAGTTTTTGGGGTAGGGCGTGGGCTGACGATGATTCAAATTCAAGGGGAATAACCATGTTTGAATTCCCCCAATCAATATGTATCTTCTGCTTCCTGATGCTTAACAAGGGTGAAACCTACGCTCATCAGAAATGCATTGATAAGGCAGCGAAGGAGGCCGGGAATGATAGCCAAGCTCCCAAAACACCGGAATTGTAAAGTATGCAATGAGAGGTTCAAGCCAGCAACGTTCTATGAGTGGTGGTGCAACGAGGAACACGAAAAGGAATACATCACCCAGTTAGCACTAAAAGCCCGGCGCGAACGCATACAGAAAGACGAGCAGCGACGGAAAAAGGACACTCAAGCCGAAAGGCAAAGCCTCAAAATCCGCAAGTTAGCAGTAAAACCCCTCAGTTACTTCGCCAAACAAGCCCAGCAAGCTTTTAATGAATACATCCGTACTCGTGACGCGGGAGACGCTTGCGTTAGCTGTGGGCGGTTCCATGAGGGACAATATCACGCTGGGCATTACCTCACGGTAGGAGCAAATCCAGAATTACGGTTCAACGAAGATAATTGCCATCGCCAGTGCGCCCCCTGCAATAACCACCTGTCTGGAAACATTGAAAAATACACGCCCAACCTGATAGCAAAAATCGGGCAGGTTCGTTTCGATTTGCTGATGGGCCCCCATGAAATGACGAACTACCGGCGCGATGACTATATCCGCATTCGCGACGAATACCGGGCAAAAACCAGAGCGCTTAAAAAACTTCAGGAGGCAGCTTAATGTTTACTGATATCAACTCAGCGATAGATGAAGCCAGATTTATGAAGGCGACTACGGGCCATTGTCATGCAGTCATTCAGCGTCCAGGGGGAATAATGCTAGTCATAAAATCATGGCGACGCGGAACACAGACACTCTACACAACGAAGCATGACGGGCGCGGCACAGTTAGCACTGACGAGCAGAGGGCAGCATGAGCAAAATTACCTACCCATGTGAGACAGGTGCGATTTTTCAGGATGTCATTTTCGTTATTCACCCACGGAATGCATCTGAATTGCTAGGTGAAGCTGATAGGGCGGCTGAATTCTTCCTGGATTATTTCCCATACGCAACTCTTGAAAATATCCGTGAAGAAATCGTCTATAGCTTCGGTGGCCTGTACTTGAGGGATTGGCAGATTATCCGGGAGGCCGCATGAATGTAGCTCAGTTAAAACTCACCAAGGATCAGCATGATTGGGTTAATGGCTGGCTTGAACTATGGGGGGCATGGGTTTATTCAGGGAGATTAGAGAAACGCATGAGCAGCGTTATAGCTCAGTACATGGCGACAGTTGAACCACAGAAATATCCAGATAGGCCAATGTGTAATGACGATGACGGAATGTTGATTTCTCAGGTCGTAGATTCTGTCATGTGCATCGATATAAAGGCCTTCGGAATATTAATGAGTTACTACGTGAACAACTCTGCTGAGTACGCAATTGCACTTTATATCCATAAGAGCGCAATTCCTCGCAAAATAGTTACCCGGGGAGGGAATAGATTAAAACGCCCATCACTATCAACTTGCCGCCGCGAAGTAAAAGAAATACTGGAAGCGAGCGTTTTCATGATTCATCAACCGCTGCTATCTGCAATGAACAGCCGTAAACGTGTAGCTAAAATCAGGAAAGTTGCTTAAAACGTGTTGACATGTTTGAGCAAATGAGCAATGATAAGTAGATAAGGTGCCGTATCTGTCTTAAGTCGGTGCCGCAAGCACAAAGAAGCCTCGGTTAATCGCCGGGGCTTTTTGCATTCTACATTCGCATGGGTACTGGATTGGTTAATCCAATCGTTGTGAAACAGTACCCAGCCGAATGTGGTAATCCGTTATCAATTTTACTATCCGTTATGAAATCATCACGGATAACCAACTTTTAAGGCTACCAATCTGGTGGCCTTTTTTTTGTTTATATTTCCCAAGTGAATTGATTGCGAGGTATTCACATGTCAGCAGTTTACCCACCAATTGGCTGTAGATCCTTCCAGTGTGGCTTGCACGACCGAATGAACCATGCCAAGGCTAGCGGCGGTAGCAGCATCGGCTATAGTTGCACTCCCGATAATAGATTTCCAATCAGCATTGTTATCAGTGATGGCGCAGTCCAAATTGAGAATATCAACGAATCTTTCGAGGTCATTATCAAGGCACTTAGTCCACTCTCTAACTCTATTGTGATCCGCACAAGGGGTATTGAACCCCCAATGTAAAGGGTGCAAAAGAAATCTTGAGCCTGGGTTAGCTCGCCTTTCACTTCCCGCCATAAAAATGACATTGGCAACAGATTCAACATTGCTAATGTTATGAGTTATCAATTTCACAGGTAATGACTTAAGAAAATGATAAGCCGTAAATCCAGCTACAAGGTCGCCACCCGGACTGGATATGTGAAGCTGTATTGTCGTTGCTCCGTTTGCAATGGCCTTTAAGCATCCATCCTGTAACCAAGTTACAGTACTTGGCGTTACAGGGCATAAAAAATGAACGGTATGAATCATTGCTTTACTCCTTTTTAAATAAACAGAAAACATATCACTAAAATTTATATATCCATATAAAACAACATTAGAGTTGCGTTAGAGCGCAACTTTTTTCTTTAGCTCGGTCGCCAGCGCCAATCACCCTCAAACAAACTCCGTGTCTGAATGGATAACGGCGGCTGGGCTATTCCCTACACAACAGCATACGAACCCGACATAAGCCGGGATTAATTTCCCCAATGGGGAGGCAGGATATGAAAATGCACAACTCCCCGGATGTATGGACGCTGATAGTGACATGGGTAGCAGAGCACAGAGGTGAGCTTCTGAGCGCCTTAGTTGCTGCGATTATGGCTTTACTGCGCGGATGGTACGCCGGTGGCGGACGAACTCAACGAATGCTTGATGCTGCGATGTGCTCAATCATTGCTTGGTTCCTAAAAGACATTTTCGTATTGCTCAGTATCGACCAAGGTTGGGCAATGGTGTCGAGCGTCTTTATTGGTTACCTCGGCACTGACTATATCGGATCGGTGCTTAAGCGCATCGTTGGCAACAAGACAGGGGCTGGCAATGCAAATCAGTGAGAACGGAATTAATAAGCTGAAAGTCGAAGAAGGCGAACGACTGACCGGCTATAAAGACTCTCGCGGCATCCCGACTGTTGGAGTTGGCCACACTGGTGTGGTTGATGGAAAGCCGGTTGCTGTTGGCATGGTCATCACCAAAGACAAATCATCTGAATTGCTACGTTCTGATTTGGCTTGGGTTGAAAAGGCTATCGCCACTAACGTGAAAGCTCCTCTCACTCAGAATCAGTACGACGCACTATGCAGCCTGATATTCAACATCGGGCCGACTGCATTCGCTAATTCGACTGTACTAAAGCGCCTTAACTCCGGTGACTACAAAGGAGCCGCTGACGCATTTCTGATGTGGAAGAAAGCCGGTAATGACCTGAATATTCTATTGCCGCGCCGCCAGCGAGAAAGGGCGCTTTTCTTGTCATGAGTCGCGTAACAGCAATACTCGCCGCCGCCCTGATAGCCATCTTCACTGGATTAGCCTGGTTAGCCTTTCACTACCACGGGCAATCTGTAGAGAAGGATAAAACCATCACCACGGTAACTGGGGAAAGGGATGTAGCCCAATTCACTCTCGGGAACTACACAACGTCAGTCCGTATATTCAACGATATCGCCAAGGTCAACGAGCATGAAAAAAACCGCATTAGCAATGATGGTGAGGTACGAGCTACGGCGATTAAAAAAGACATTGCAGGAGATGAGTGTGCTGTTCGGCTTGCTCCTGCTGCCGCTACTGACCTCCTGCGCAGACACACAAATCAAATACGTTCAGGTGCCACCAGTACCGATACCGGTAAGCTTACTTTCTGACTGCATGCCTCCAGAGCTACCCGAGATATTAACGTGGGGTAATAGTCTATTGCTGAATGACACGCTATTAACGGTGATAGAGCAGTGCAACGCAGATAAGGCGAGTATTCGCAAGATTGAGGAGAACAGAAATGGGTCTTAATTTACCCGGAACGGGAGCATTCATTGTTCTTGGCTGCATCTGTGCTGTTGTTGGCTGGGGAGTGATTGAATTCATTCTTTGGATGTTCAGTTTCATTCACATCAGCATTTCTTGAAATAACCAGATTGTGCAGCCCTAAAGAGGCGATCCACATCTTGCTGACGCACACCTGTTAATCACAGTAGGAATTCAAAATTGAAATCTAAGATAGTTATTAATTTAATCGACACTGTTTTCCTGTTGCTGCTGGGCTACGGACTATGGCAACCAGAAAGCGGTCTATTGAATATCGCTCAAGCTTATATCTGGCTGATGATGATACTTTCGTGGTTATCTATGCTTCTCGCGCTTGGGGTCATTATTGCTATTTATGCTGCTACTGGTGAACGGAAACAAACGCTGGTGGATTTTTTAGGGAGAACATTTAAACCATCAGATAAGTCAAAATTTAAAAAGATAATAGGCTGGATACGGTTTGTTGCTGTTATTTCTTGTATGGCATACATCGGGTGGATTGTTACTTCAATTTTCTTCGCTGCTTCTTCTCTACTTTTTAGGGCTACAAGGTATATGGCGAGAGAAGTGATAAAGCCTCAAAACGCATAAACACCAATTGAGGGGGGTAATGATGGATAGTCTGGGTTTGATTGCAGAACAACTAGCGGGTGATAGGCTGAGTTTCCAGATATTACAGGTAGAATCCCAGCCAAGCGAAACTATCACAATCGACAAAGAATTATTTAAACAGCTTCTTCAACTTGTCCTCGACCTTCCTGATCTCGGCAGTCAACTTGCTGCTATCAACGTTGATGCGAGATCCGCAGCGGCAGGTGAAGTGCTTGTTAACCTTGAGCCAAGCGTATTTCTTCTTCGTCTTAGTGCCGCACTTAGGGCATGCGGGTAACTCAATTTCCTGATTATCGAGCATCGACATAGATATTCCCTTTTTGGTTGTGTGAGAACTCCCAAGATACCACCGCCGCCTGAGGTGGAGAAGTAACCAGGTACATAATCGCATGAGCATTACAGGTGGTATTCATTGAGTGCCATCGATAATGCGCAAACCAAAGTCACCTCGTTAACTCCGGCTCGCTGTGGGGGTTAATGCTGGTGGCTTTTCTATTTAGGGATAGGTCATGGCGACTCTTAAGGATTTATCCAATCAATTACAGTCGATAAAAAAGCAACTCCCTTTTGCAGCAGCTCAGGCTCTAACCAGCGTTGCCCGCCAGATTGCCGCCGCTCAGAAGGTGGGTATGCAGCGTAATCTGGATAACCCGACCCCTTTCACTGTCAGTTCTGTTGGCTCGTTTGGTGCTCGTAAAGACCGATTACAGGCAAAAGTCTTTGTGCGTGATATTGCTGCCAGTTATCTCGAACCGTTCGAGTTCGGCGGTCAGCACAAGCTCAATGGTCAGGCGCTGCTTAACCCAAAGAACATTAAGTTGAATAAGTTTGGGAACTTAGCCCGGAATAAAACGCAGCAGCTCAAGGCTAAGGAAAATGTCTTTGTAGGTGAGGTGAATGGCGTTAGTGGTTTCTTCCAGCGTAAGAAAGGGAAGAAGAGCAAAAAGGCTAAAAAACGTCAGAAGCGTTCTCCTAATGGTGTGCATCGCGCCAGAGAGAAACAAAGAGCACCTAAGCTGCTGATTCAGTTTGGTAACGCATTGGCAGTTAAACCAACGCTTGGATACTTCGACCGGGCGAATGCAATGGCACAGGCTTTAATGCCTGGTGCGTTAAGCCTGGCAATCGAGCAGGCGTTGAAGACGGCCAAATAACAAACTGATCAGCCATTGTATAACTAACATGCCTCGCCGATGCGGGGCTTTTTATTGCCTAAAGCACAGGTGATACATGAAAGAGTTAACCCAAGAAAGACTGAAGGAACTACTTCACTATGATCCTGATACTGGTGCATTTACGTGGCTGGTCTATCGTAGCTTTAGGGCTGTCGCTGGCTCGGTAGCTGGGCGCACCAATATGACAACAGGCTATATAGAAATACAGATTGATGGTCGTCGCTACAAGGGACATCGCCTTGCATGGCTCTATATGACGGGTGAACAAGCCAACAGTCAGATTGACCATGTGAATGAGGTAAAGGTAGATAATCGCATTAGCAATCTTCGCGTTGCTACTCGAGCAGAAAACAAAAGGAATGTTGGTATCACTAAAGCCAATACATCAGGCGCAAAGGGTGTCTATAAGCAAGGTAATCGTTGGATTGCTCAGGTACAGATGGACGGGAAGAAATACCGATTAGGTAGCTTTGTTAGCGTTGATGATGCAGCCAAGGCATACGACTCGTTTTGCCAGCAGTCTTATGGGGAGTTTTATCACCATAGTTCGGCCCGTTCAGTTGATAATCAGTATCAATAAAAAAATGGGTCCCTCCTGGCAACATTTATTACACGGGACATTGCGCGCCGTGCAGTTTTACCAGCTATAAATTTTTCATTTTGTGTCCCATGTCCCATGTGCATAGTTATGCACATGCAACCGTCAGCCCTTACGCTGTGCGGCTTCAACTATTTTTGTGCGTGGGACATTTTGAATGGGACACAAAAAAATGTCCCACAGCAATGTCCCATGTCCCACAGAGGCAATTTTCATCATGAGCACAATGACGCAGATTGATTATGCCAAGCATGCAGGTGTGGATCGGAAGACGGTGAGCCGCTGGATAAAGGCGGGAAAATATATTGTTCTTGATGGTGATCTGGTCAACGTAGAGGAAAGTGATAAGGCTGTAGCCACTTTGCGCGACAGTAAAGATCCACGGACTAAAAACGCCAGCAGAAAGAAGCCAGCAAAAGTTAAAGCCGCTGATATTGATGACAGTACCGATGCGACTGTTAAAGAAATCATGCTGGCAAACGGAGCTGAGTGGTCGAGGGAAGAGGCCGCAAGGGTGAAAGAAAATTACCTGGCATTATTAACCAAGTTGGAGTTTGAGAAAGAAGACGGGCAGCTAGTAGAGTTGACTGCTGCGGAAGCTATTTTGTTTAGCGCTTTTCGTGAACAACGTGATGCCTGGATGAACTGGCCGTCAAGGGTGGCTCCTTTGATGGCGGCTGACTTGGATGTTCCCGCCGATAGAATGACAGAGGTGTTATTAGCATATGTCCATAAACACATCTCTGGCCTCGGTGAACCTGAGTTTAACGCAGAGCAAACATGATCGGTTGCTTCGCAGCGTTCGTAAGGGATGGACACCACCACCACGAATTAGCGTCCCAGACTGGGCTGACGAATACCGAAAACTGGCAAAAGAGGCGGGTAGTACATCAGGGAATTGGGAAACTTCAACTGTAGAAATTGCCCGTGGCCCCATGCTGGCGGCGACAGAATCCGGGGTGCATATCATTACCGTGATGTGTTGTACCCAGTTGATGAAAACAGCGTTGCTTGAAAATCTATTTGGTTACTTTGCTCATCTCGACCCTTGCCCAATGTTGTTATTACAACCAAAAGAAGATGCCGCCGAGCAGTTCTCGAAAGAGCGTATTACCCCACTAGTGAGAGTGACACCGGTACTTCGCCAGCTCATTGGCGGCAACAAGCAGAAAAATTCAAAAGAGACATTATTGTACAAGTCCTTTACTGGTGGGTTTCTGGCACTGGCGGGGGCAGGTAGCCCGGATAACCTTGCCCGTCGCCCGATTCGGGTATTACTGGCCGATGAGGTAGATAAGTATCCAATTACACGTGAGGGTGACCCGATAACGCTGGCAGAAGAGCGCACCGCAACCTTTGGACTAAACTGGCTATCTGTCCGTGCCTGCTCTCCGACCGTTGAAGATGAAAGCCGAATAGCGGCCAGCTATGAAGAATCGGATCAGCGTCGGGCATCGATGGCATGTCCACACTGTGGTCACCGCCAATTTCCTGATTTCTTCAAGCATGTTCACTGGCCATCGGATGGGGATAAACACAATACCAAGTTAGCCATGATCCACTGTGAAAGCTGTGGTTCTGGGTGGTCAGAGGGCGACCGGCTGAGAGCGCTGAATACCATTGAGTGGCATCAAACAAAACCTTTCGAATGCTGCGAACAGCGCCATGTGCCGCTGAATGATTATGAACAAGCCTGGCACATTGATGATCAGACTGCGGTGGGCGTTGTATGGCGCTGGTCTGAATCTGAGCGTCACGCTGTGCATCGAGCAGTTTGTCCCACTTGCGGTAAGTTGGGGGTCGATAATATTCATGCCGGATTTCAGGCGTCCAAGATATTCAGCCCGTGGCAAAAAGACAAACCGTCTGATATCGCCGCTAAATACCTTAAAGCTAAAGGGGACCCAGATAAAGAGCTGGCTTGGTGGAATACCCAGATGGGGCTACCTCATCGCCCCAACTACGGTAAGCGGTTGCCTGTGGATGAACTACTGTCGCGAAGAGAAGTTTTTGACGCTGAAGTTCCCGATGGTGTTGCTGTCCTGACGGCGGGAATTGATACTCAGGCAGACCGGTTGGAAATTGAAGTTGTGGGATGGGGTAAGGATGAAGAGAGCTGGTCGGTAGCGTTTGACGTTATCGAGGGTGACCTTGAAACAGCAGAACCCTGGCTTCGGCTTGATGCCTATCTAAAGCAAATCTGGCGGCGGGCAGATGGACGTGGATTTACTATCATGGCCGCCTGCCATGACTCCGGTGGTAACCACACACAAAAGGTCTATGAGTTTGCTAAGGAGCGTTTGGGGCGTCGGATATGGGCCATCAAAGGGGAATCAGCCACCGGTGGTAAGCGCTCTCCTATTTGGCCTAACAAGCGGCCCACCTCAAAGAATCGGTCGCAGTTCCGCCCGGTCATTATTGGGGTTAACTCAGCAAAAGACTCTATCCGATCCCGTCTTCATCTTGATAAACCCGGCCCCGGATATATGCACTTTTCAACAGATCGGGATATGGGGTATTTCAGCCAGTTAACGGCTGAGCGCTTGATCATGAAAGAAGCGGCTGGTCAGCGTTACAGCGTTTGGGATTTGCCACATGGTAAAGCTAACGAGGCGCTGGACTGTCGAGTTTATGCTTATGCTGCCCTTGCGGGTCTGTTCCATTTGGGGCTGAAATTAAATACCCGCGCACTGCTGATCGATTCCGAGCCAGATAAAGTTTTACACCCAGTTCCGCCTGAACAGGAAGAGAAAACCAGTCTGCGTCTACCGGGTGCCATTATTCAGGAATCTGAACCTCCCATCACAAAAAGCATCGCCAGCCGATTGGCATAAGGATTTCTATGTTCCATGCAAACACTAGCCTACTGGCGGGTGCGATGAGTCGTGCTCAATTGCAAGAAGCATTAAACCGAGCGCAGCAAGCCTATATCGAGTTATCAACGGGCTCGAAAGGTATTTCTTTCTCATATGCACAAGGGGATGGTACTCGCTCAGTGACCTATCAGCCGACTGATATCGGTCAACTGATGGGATTAATTCAACTTCTTCAGGCCCAGCTAGGCATCGTTAAACATCCCCGTAGGGCGTTAAGGTTTCGTTATTGATGAAAAACCCAGTAAGGATTTTAGGTCCTGACGGTCGCCCCTTGCCGCCATCCCAATCAAGGGCATCAATGCTAAATGGTTCCAGTGGCGTTCCCTATGACGCTGCTGATCAATTCAGTGACACCATGGCTAACTGGCAACCATCACTATGGTCACCAGACAACGAAATCAATCCCTCCCGCAATCAGGTGGTTGCCCGTGTCCGTGACATGGTGCGCAATGATGGCTGGGCCTCGGGCAGCGTTACCCGCATTTTGGATAATGCCGTGGGTGCGTCTTTCCGTCCGCTTGCCAAAGTCGATTATCGGACTCTGGCGCTGATGACTGGCAATCCTCAATTTGACGCGAAATGGGCGGATGAATATGGACGGGCCATTGAATCAGGCTGGCGAATTTGGGCGAATGACCCAAACCGTTATTGTGATGTGGAAAGAAAGAAAACTGTCGCGCAACTACTGCGGCTTGGTTTTCGCCACAAACTAACTGACGGTGACGCGCTCTGTGTGATGCAGTATCGACCTGACCGCCTTGGCTATGGCAGGGCGCAGTATGCCACGACGATGCAAATCATTGATCCAGACCGGCTAAGCAATCCGCAAGAGAAATTCGACATGCCGAATATTCGCGGCGGGATAGAAATTGATGAGGATGGTGTCCCTATTGCTTATCACATTCGCAAAGCTCATATCGGTGACTGGTGGAGCGGTAAAGAAACCATGACTTGGGAGCGCATCCAGCGTGAGACTGACTGGGGCCGCCCCATCGTCATTCATGACTTTGATAGCGATCGGGCCTCCCAGCATCGCGGTATCAGTATTTTTACTCCCATCGTCCAGCGCCTGAAAATGCTGATTAAGTACGATGAAGTTGAATTACAGTCGTCAATCCTAAACTCCATTTTCGCTGCTTTCATCACGTCGCCTTATGACCCCGGTCTGGTTGCGGAATCCCTCGATACGGGTGATGACGTGATTAAGTATCAGAAAATGCGTCGTGAATATCACGACGAAAAAAGACTTTCATTACAAGGTGGTGCACGTATTCCGATACTGGCACCCGGTGAAAGTATGACCTCGCTTAATGCGGTTCGACCAACCAGTAACTTTGTCGCCTTTGAAAGTGCCGCGCTGAGAAATGTCGCGGCATCATTGGGGATTTCTACCCAGCAACTGACCCAAGACTGGTCAGATGTTAACTACAGCTCAGCCCGTTCCGCCATGCTGGAAGCCTGGAAAACACTGACTCGCCGCCGTGATGATTTTGCGACGGGATTCGCTCAGCCCATTTTGTCGTGCTTTATCGAAGAACTGCATGATTTAGGTGAGGTTCCTTTACCTGCGGGTGCGCCTGATTTCCTTGCTGCTAAAGCGGCATATTGCCGTGCTCAATGGATGGGGCCAGGGCGGGGTTGGGTTGATCCGGTGGCTGAGAAGAAAGGGGCCATTCTTGGGATGGAGGCAGGGCTATCTACTCTCGAAATGGAAGCCGCTGAAAACGTGGGTGAAGACTGGGAAGAATTGCTGGATCAGCGTCAGCGAGAACGTGAGGCTTACATTGAGCGTGGATTGCCGATCCCTACATGGTTGCAAGCTGAAACCTTTGCACCCGATCAGCCTACAACCAACCAACAACATAAACCGGAGGCACCGTGAATCTTCCACATTTAGCCCAGCGGCTATTTAACACCCCGCTGGCCCTTCATCCGCACAAGGCTGAAGTGGTTATGGCGGCATTGACTGACCGGTTCGGATTGACGCGCATTCAGTCTAATGCCGATTGGGCCGATGAAGAGGATGATTTCTTTTCGCGCAAGGGTCGTGATTGCGGTTATGACGTTATCGAGGGCGTGGCGGTCATTCCGATTCAGGGCACGTTGGTGCAAAAGTTAGGTACCCTTCGATCTTATAGCGGCATGACAGGCTATGACGGTATTCGGGCCAGCTTTTTGACAGCAATGAATGATGATGCGGTTAAGGGCATTTGTTTTGATATCGATTCACCGGGCGGTGAAGTCGCCGGTTGTTTTGATTTGGTCGATGAAATTTATGCTGCCCGAGGCGCTAAACCCATTTGGTCAATCCTGTCCGAAAATGCTTATTCGGCTGCTTATGCGCTGGCCAGTGCAGCGGATCGGATTATCGTTCCTCGCACCGGCGGGGTTGGTTCTATCGGCGTCATCGTAATGCATGTTGACTGGTCGCAGCGCATAAAAAGCGATGGAGTACAGGTCACGATAATCACTTTTGGCAGCAGAAAAGCCGAATCAAATCCCTATGAAGCATTAAGCGAAGAGGCAAAGAAGGCCATTCAATCTGATGTTGACGAGATGGGCCGCTTGTTCGTGAGTACCGTTTCCCGCAATCGCGGGATAGCAGAGAGAACCATCAGAGACACCGAGGCGGCATGTTTCTTAGCGGCTGATGGTGTGCAGTTGGGGCTGGCTGATCAAGTCGCCCCGCCTGATGTCGCATTCCGCGATTTATTAACATTGGTTGGAGAAAAGTAATGGCGAAAATTAAAGGTTTTACACACCTGTTTGGCCTGGGTGCCAAAGCAACAGAAGAGACCGAAGACGATAAGAACAAGGCCAAAAAGGCCAAAGGTCGTCAGGCTGAAGAGGATGAAAACGACCCTGAAGCCGAAGAGAACGATGACGACTCAAACGATAATCCCGATGATCAGGATAATAAGGACCCTGATGCTGAGGACGCCCCCGATGATGCTGACGCTGATGAAGGGAGTGACGATGACGGTGATGATGATACCGAAGACCGTAACGTCAAAAAAGGCCGCAGTGCTGAGCGCCAGCGCTGTGCTCGTATCTTTGGCAGCAAGCATGCTACCGGGCGCGGTGATTTAGCGGTCTCCCTAGCACTCAATTCTGGCATGAGTTCCGCCGCCGTGATCCGGGTGCTTGCCTCCACTACCGCTACAGCACCGGCATCTGCCAGCGCTCCGCGCAAACGCTCGTTGGATGAACGGATGCAGGCAGTAGGTAATGCTCAACCCGGTCAGGACGCCGTTGCAGCATCAAAAGGTGCATCAATGGTCACTAGAATGACCAGTCTCTATGACTCAGCAAAAGGTAAAAAATAATGGATAACTTCGGCCAAAATGCGTTTCAGCCGGGAATGCGATCATCTTTGTTTGTTCCAGACCAACTGGTTGCCGGGCCATTGCAGTTGGTGACAGATACCGGCGTTATTGCTCAGGTAGATTTCATACACTTACGCGGTACCGTGATGGGTAAAATCAAGGCATCAAGCGAGTACGTCAAGTCTGTTAAGAGCGCCACCGATGGCAGTGAGGTACCTGTAGCCATCCTGGTGGATAACGTAGATACCACAACTTCCGCCCAGCGCGGTGGCGTTTACCTGATGGGGCAGTTTAATCAGAACAGCGTTATTCATGATGCTTCATGGACGCTGGCAGAGTTAAAAACCGGTCTGCGCTCGTATTCAATCTTCCTCGAAGACAGTATCCAGGCACCCGTTTAAAACCTCACTTTCTTACTTTGCACCCAATGCCATTCATCTGGCAGGGGTTTGCTCGTCTTCAATCTTTGTCTGGCGGCTCTGGCTGCCAGCAAATTAAAAGAGATACTACATGAATATTTACGATACCAATGTGCTGGTGGGTCTGGTTCCCAACCTGAAAACAAGCCAGAACTGGTTACTCGATCGCTTCTTTCCCAATGTGGTGACCTATGAAACCGAAGAGGTTTCCATCGATGTTGATATTGGTAAACGTCGCATGTCTCCTTTTGTTTCCCCGTTAGTTGAAGGAAAGCTGGTGGAGAGCCGCAAATATCAAACCAACACGTTCAAACCGGCTTATATCAAAGACAAACGCGCACCTGATTTGCGTAAACCGATCCGCCGTCAGATGGGGGAGCGCATTGGTGGGGAATATACCGCCGCAGAACGTGAAATGATAAATCTGCAGTTTGAAATGGAAGACCAGATCGACATGCTGAACCGTCGTCTGGAATGGATGGCCGCCAGTGCGCTGACCAAATCTCAGATTACAGTGGTGGGGGATGGGTTCCCGACTACGGTTATTGATTTTGGTCGCTCCAGTGACCTGACAATTACCTTGAGTGGGTCAGATAAATGGCCTTTATCGGTCGCCGCCGGTGCAACCAATACCCAGCCATCAGATGATATTGAAGATTGGCAGACGCTGATGTTGAAAGAGTCAGGTGCGGTGGCCACGGATTTGGTATTTACCACCTCTTCCTGGAAAGCATTCCGGCTGGATACCACCATTAAAGACAATGCCATCACGTTCCCGGCATTGAGTCCGTTTGGTAATCAGGTTGATGCGGGGCCGCGCGTCAATAAAGGCGCGGTTTATAAAGGTCGCTGGGGTAACTTTGATCTGTGGCTATATAACGACTGGTTTATTGACCCGGTTGATGGCATTGAAAAGCCAATGATCCCCAATGGTGCCGTATTGATGTCAGGTGCTGACCTGATGGGCACTCGTGCCTTTGGTGTCATTTTGGACCCTGCATTTAATTATGGGCCTCTGGCTTTTGCACCTAAATCATGGGTTATGCCCGATCCCGCGCAACGTTACCTGTTGATGCAATCTGCTCCGCTGGTCATTCCAAGCCGGGTAAATGCCTCCCTTTGTGCAACGGTGGTGTGATATGGCTAAAACTTCAGGTAAGCAGCAAGCCAGCATTAGCGAACTGGGCGGCTTGCCGCCTGAGTTCGAAGCTGACACTCAGCAGGAACCGCATGTTGTGACGGATAATAACGAAACACAGCCTGACCCGGACGCGTTAAGAGATACATCAACTGGGGATGAGTCTCATAAAACACCTGAAATATCAGACAGCAAGAGTAATAGTTCTGCTGAACCTGATATTCAGGAACAGACCACAGAGAACGAGACGGAGAGTGATGATCCTTCCGACGATAGTGACGAGTTGGAGGTTGTTGTTGTAAAAGGTCAGACTCTGCGCCATAGCGGGAAAACTCATGTGGAGAATAGCCGTTTATTCCTGCTGCATGATGATGCTGAACGGCTGATTAGCCTGGGCGTGGTTGCTGATGTGAAAGCGTTACGGCAGCAGGCGGCTAGCACTATTGGCCCCTCAATCACTGTCGATGATGGTGTGAAGATAAATCGAGGTGGCTGATGGGTATCAACTGGGATCAGCATCTTCTTGCACCCCTACAAGCGGTATTTGGTGACCCGGTTGATTACCGGCCTGCTGGTGGTAAGCCAACTTATACCATCAGCGGTATCTTTGATCGGGCTTATACCACCATTGACCCGCTGGATGATGGCAGCACCATTAATACCACCAATCCCGTTTTAGGGGTTAGGGACAGTGAGTTTCGTTCGCCACCTAAACAGGGGGACCGGGTATTTATTGGCATCATTGCTAATGAGCCGGTCAATACCTTGTTTGCTGTAGCAGATGTTCAGCCAGACAGTCACGGCGGCAGCAAACTCATTCTTAATCGGGTGAAACCATGAATACAGCGCAAGTCAGGAAATTGGTTGTTGATGCCATCATCGGAAATACTGACGCGGGAAACCGCGTCTACTCCCCGCGTGACTGGCCAACCACTGAGGAGATGTATCCGGTTATCTTGGTGCAAACCCTTATCGAGGAAAAACAGTCATTAGGCCGCAACGCCCCGCAGTTCAACACCATTACAACCGTGCGTATCACTGGCCGGTTGCAGGAGCTTGACGGCGAAAATGAGAATGATGGGGCGAATAAGGCAGAGCTGGCGCTCGAACGGTTGCGAGAACAAATTGAGCGGGCGGTGATAAACAGTTATGACCTCACTCGCCAGATACAGCAATTTGCCAAAGTGCGTTCAACCATTGATCTGGACTCGGGGGGCGAAGGCCATCTGGCTCAATTATTGATGGAACTGGATATCGAGTATTACCAAGGGCCGGAAGATTTCTACCCCATCGTGGGTGACCCGCTGCTGGGTATCGATATCACTATGGACATGCCAGACGGCACCACCAAACCCGTAGTTTCAATCAACTTCCCGGAGTAAACCCCATGATTGTTAAACCCGTAGCCGGTCGCACTGTGCGCGACCCAGTTAAGGGCACCTTTTTGCCTGAATCCGGCTCTGAGGTTCCCGATAATTCATTTTGGCGTCGTCGCTTAAACGACGGTGATGTGGTGCGCGAACAGCCTAAAGAGGCTAAACCTGCGCCAGAAGCAACCAAAGCGGAGAAAACCAAATAATGACTATTCCCTTTACAAATATTCCGAGCAACCTTCGGACGCCGCTTTTCTTCGCTGAATTTGATAACTCTCAGGCGAACACGGCAACAACGACCCAGCGCACGCTAATCATCGGTCAGATGCTGGATTCCAGTACGCTGCCTGCTGATGTACCGGTGCTGGTCTCCTCAGTGGCCACCGTGGCGGGGCAGTGTGGTGCAGGCTCCATGCTGCATGGTCAGATGGCAGCATATCTGTCGAATGATACCGCCGGAGAGATCTACATTTTGCCGTTGAGTGATGCCACCGCAATGGTTGCTGCAACAGGTAAAATCACAGTTACCACTCAGGCATCCGCGACCGGAGTTATCTCTTTGTATATCGCCGGTATTCGCGTACAGGTTGCAGTCGTGGCAACGGATGAAGTTGCTGCGGTTGCCACTGCTTTAACGGACGCAATCAATACGACTGCATCTCTACCGGTAACGGCAGCGGCTGTAGATGCGGTGATCACACTCACAGCCAAAAACAAAGGTGCACACGGTAACACCCTTGATTTGCGGCTGAACTATTTGGGTAGCGCCGGTGGCGAAACAACACCAGATAGCCTGGTACTGACATTTACGCCAATGGCTGGCGGCGCGGGCGCGCCTGAACTGGATGATGCCCTGGCTAATTTGCAGGATCGGACCTTTGATTTCATTATCAATCCGTACACGGATACGGCTTCGTTGAATAAAATCAAAGAGTTTCTGTCAGACAGTACCGGTCGCTGGAGCTATGCAGAGCAGTTGTACGGTCACAGCTTCGCTGCTCAATCGGGGACTTATGGCCAACTGACAGCCGCAGGCGAATTGCGTAATGATCAGCATGCTTCTCTGTTGGGAGTAAATAGCTCGCCAACACCGAGTTATATCTGGTCAGCGGCTTATGTTGGCGCTATTGCGCAAAGTCTGCGTAACGACCCCGGACGCCCGTTACAAACGTTGGCAATCAGTGGTGTACTGGCTCCCCCGCTGGCCAGCCGCTTTACCCTGACCGAGCGTAATAACCTGCTGCACAGTGGGATCTCTACCGTGACAGTTACCGACGATGGCACAGTACAGGTAGAAAACATCATCACCACCTATCAAAAGAACAAGTATGGCGCGGAAGATGACAGCTATTTGCAGATTGAGACCTTATTCCTGCTGATGTTTGTCACTCGATTCCTGCGCACCCAAGTAACGTCGAAATTTGCCCGCATGAAGCTGGCGGCCAATGGTACCCGTTTTGCACCAGGCTCAGCGATTATCACCCCGAACGTGATCCGCGCTGAATTGATCGCCCAATACCAAACGTTAGAATTTAACGGCTATGTGCAGGATGCTAAAGGGTTTGCCAAGGGATTGATTGTCGAAAAGAGCGCCAGCAACCCTAACCGAGTTGATGTGTTGTGGACGGGAGTCCTGATCAATCAGTTGCGTATCTTCGCCGTTCTCAACCAATTCCGCCTCCAGGCATCAGCATAAGGATTCATTATCATGGGTGATACATCCAATCGCCTCGCGGGGACAGCTTATGTCACCGTTGACGGCCTGACCATCATGGTTGCGGGGCAATTCAAATACAGCCCCTCAAAATACAAGCGTGAAACCCTGACGGGAATGGATGGGGTGCACGGTTACAAAGAAACCTTTAATGCCCCGTTTATTTCCTGCCAAATCCGTGACAGTGGCGGCACGTCGATCAGCGATTTTAACGATCAGACCAATGTCAATATTGTCTGTGAGCTGGCCAATGGTAAAACGATTATCGGCAGTGGTATGTGGTCGGTAAATACCCAAGAAGTGGATAGTACCGAGGCGACTGCTGATATTCGTTGGGAAGGTGGTTCGGTATCGGTGACGGAGAACTAAGATGTCTGAATTAGAACGCACTAAAACAATCCCCCTCGTTAAGCCTATTTCTCATGAAGCCACTAAAACCACCTATGAGGCTATCGAACTCAGTGAGCCGATATTGATTCAGGTTCAGCAGTTTTATGACGAACAGGCTAAATCTGGTGCACTCAGTGCGATGGGACTACTTATTTCGCTGGTGTCGAATGTGCCGCGTGAAACCATCAAAAAAATGGCTTTCACCGACTACAAAGCCTGTGAGGTCTACATGATGAGTTTTTTAGCCTACTCCCCCCAGGCGGAGAATGGGGTAACGAACTAGCGGATGTGACTTATTACTATGGGTGGGGGCCAGCAGATGCCTGGTCCCTGACCTATAGCCGATTACAATGGTGGTATCAGCAGGCGGTCAGAATTAACAAGGTGAAGGCGGGGAAAAATGGGTAATGCATTTTATTTTGAACTGACCGCGACAGATCAGGCGTCGGCCTCCATTCAGCGTATCGAAGAGGCCGTTAAAAATCTCATTCCTGATCTGGATAAAACCCGTGATGGACTTAAATTAGGGGGGAAAGAATCGGTTGAGGGTATTGATGACCTCAATGCTCGTCTAAAGGGAATGGGGCAGTTTGCGCGTGAAGGTGTGCAGTTTGTCGGTGACATGGTACCCCCGCTAAAAATGGTTGGTGAGATTGGCAGCAAGGTACTCAGGTTTGGTGCGCTTGGCGCTGTTGGCTATATTGGCGTCAAAGCCGCTCAGGGGTTAAGTGCTGCTGCTGATTCAGCCTATTCGCTTGATGTGGCGGCCAAAAATGCCGGTATGTCAGTTGATAATTTTAGCCGTGTTAGCGGTGCTATGCAGATATTAGGGGTAGATAGCGACTCCGCCCGTCAATCTGTTGAGGGTCTGTACAAGACGTTTAATGACCCTTTATGGGCACGCAATGACACGACACAAGCGTTGCTTGCTCAAAATGGGATTGTCATCGAGCGCCTCAAAGATGGCACGGCAGATGTTTATAAAACACTGGATAATGTCGCCAAGATATTCCCTAAACTTTCCCCACAAACTCAAAAGACTTTGGCTGATGCTTTAGGATTTGATGCTCCTATGTTGGTGTTAATGCGGGAAGGTGTCAGGTACAAAGAATTACTGGCTAAATCGGATAGTTTTGGCTTAACGGTTGACCCAAAAATTAATGCACAACTGGTTAAATTGAATGCTCAGTTAAAGGAGGCCAGCGCCGCGCTTGATGGGTTGATGACCAAAGGAAAAATATGGGCAGCCCAAAAACTTTTACCTGATGAAAATATGGTCAAGGGAAGTGCTGCAACTCAGCTTCATGATATGAAGATGCGCGAAAAAGATGATGAAAACTCGTTTGCACATGGTGATAAACAGAAAGATATTCTTCATCGGGCGCGAGTAGACGATAAATTCAAAGAGACATTATCGTTTAAAGAGAAAGCCTATTTAACGTTTGGATATCCAGATAAGGATTTTACCCAAAAATTAAATGATCAGTACGGTGCGGATTGGGAAGTACAGGAAAAGAAACGGCTTGAGATAGAGAGGCAAAAAAACGTCACTCCCGTTAAATCACCCTACCTACTCCCCGGCGAAGATCAGCAGCAAGTGAGACTAAAACAGTTAGAGTCACAGTATAACCTCCCTTCAACCTTGCTTGATCGGGTCTACCTGAATGAATCTAACCGAGGTAAAAATCTACTATCACCCAAAGGTGCTGAGGGGCCATTCCAATTTATGCCAGCGACAGGCAGAGACTACGGATTAAATACGCGGGAAGATCGCATGGACTTTAATAAGTCCAGTGAGGCGGCGGCTAAGTATTTAGCCGACCTACTCAAAGATTTTGATGGTGATGTTAATCAAGCCGTTGCGTCCTATAACTGGGGGCAGGGGAATGTTAAAAAGCATGGGTTGGGAAAAGCCCCTGCTGAAACGCGTAACTATCTCCAAAAGATTATGCCGGGGTTACCCGCTATTCATCCTCAACCAGGCGAGTTAAATACCAGTACCTCTGATATCAACGCATCACCGCCAATATCCATTAACTCATCCCAGCAAAGCGGGAAAGATATTAATGATATCACCCAAGGTATTGGTGTAGATAAGTCAGAAATTGAAATTACGCTGATCACTGATAAAACAGGGGAGCGTCAGAAAATAACTGCGCTAAAGGGGGCGAAAATATCAATATCAATGAGTTACCCGGCGTAATAAAGTACCACCATCAACCTCGCTTCTGGCGGGGTTTTTTATTTTCAGGGGGCGTAAATGTCACTGATCAGCAATGCACTTTCTGATTTATTAGGTACCGGTGGTGATAGTTGGCAGTGGTCAGAACACCTGCATCCCGCCTCTTTCCGTGGTGTTCCTTTTGCTGTATTGACCGCTGAGGGGGTTTTTGGCCGGCGCCAGGCCATTCATGAATATCCTTATCGAGATACTGCGTGGATTGAGGATTTAGGCCGTGCTACTCGCCGCCTGACTATCCGTGGTTTTCTTATTCAGAGTAGTGGCCTTTATAACGCGCCTGACGTCATGACCCAGCGTGATTCACTGATTGCTGCCTGTGAAATGCCGGATGCGGGAACATTAGTACACCCAACGCTGGGTGAAATGACGGTCAGCATTCCTGAAAGTGGTCTTCGTCTGAATGAAGGGGCTGAGTCAGGGCGTGTTTTTGAATTTACGTTGACCATCATTGAGTCTGGTTTACGGGTGTTCTCTATTACCAGTTCAGCAGATGCGGTTTCGTCGATTCAGTCTTCATGGTTTGGTCTGGCCACCAAATCCGTCGCGACCTTTATTGCTACGGTCAAAGGTGAGATCCGTTCCGTCACTCAAACCATCAGAACACTAAAAAGTACCGCAGCATTCTGGGTAAACATGGTGAATTCAACCACCAGTGAGGCGACAAATCTCGGCAATGTCCTCCGTTCAACCCTTGGGCGTGATCGTTATGGCCGTTACAACCACGGTACCGTAGGCGGCAGTGTATCGGGGGCTACGGCATCCGTTAGTACACAAAATGACACGGCCAATCTATCCGCGCTGGTGGCTCAAAGAATGGCGGTATCAGTTGAGGGGCGGGCCTCACTTGTTGCTGCTAGCGATGCATTGAAAGAGGCTGCGACGGTAGAGGAACATGCCAACGCTGTTCTTGCTGTCGTGAATGCCATCTTGGCCAGTGGAGCCAGCACCCTTGATTTAATCCGCATGATGCAAGAATTAACGGAAGTTGATGACAACACTTTTCGACCCAACCCCAGTGACAGCAATACCGCATCCGCAAGCTACCAACTCATTATTGTGTTGTGTGCCGGTGCGATGGTGTTTGCTGCTTCGCAATATCAACCTGAAAGCTATGACGATGCGGTCGATATATTGACGCGAGTCTGTGATGTTGTAGACAGTGCGGCGCTTTCTGCAGCTGACAGGGGTAATGACGAGGTATACCAGGCATTAAACGACTTGCGCGGCTCTATTGTCACACTGTTGCAGCAGACCGGCGCGAATCTGTCTCGCGTTGAGACCGTCAATTTTAACCGATCATTACCCGCGCTTAATCTTGCCAATCGGCTATATCAGGATGCGCGGCGAGGTGACGCGCTGGTGAAAATGGCTAATCCCATTCACCCGGCATTTATGCCAGTCCGATTTAAGGCGCTGAACTCATGAGTGATGATCTGACGCTACGCATTGGCAATAAGCTGATTTCCGGTTGGGATAATATACGGGTCACGCGCAGCATAGAGCGGTTACCCAGCGATTTCAGCCTGTCATTGATGGACCTTTATCCTGGGAGTGACAATCAACAGTGGGTTAACCCAGGAGACGCCTGTGTCGTTAATTTGGGTGATGATGTTGTTCTCACAGGCTACATAGACCGTTGGGCACCGATGATCAGTCGTAATCGCCGCGAAGTGAGGGCGACAGGACGGAGTAAGTGCCAGGACTTGGTTGATTGCTCCGCAGAGTGGCCAAACAATGTGATCAGCCAATCGACAGCGCTACAGATAGCCCAACGGTTAGCGATGCCCTACGGCATTACGGTGTTCAGTGATGTTACCAACCTCGATATTGTTCCCCAATTTACATTGAACTGGGGGGAATCCTCTCAGGAAATTATTGACCGCATCACTCGCTGGGCGGCATTGCTGTATTACGACCTACCCGATGGCAGTTTATATCTAACTCGGGTGGGTACGCGAAAAGCAGCCAGTGGGGTAGCGCAGGGCATCAATATCGAAGACGCTGCTTATAACTCGGGAATGGACCAGCGTTTTTCTGACTATATCGGCGTTTCGATGTCTGTTAGTCAACTTCAGGAGCAGGTTCAGGATGCGGGATACGGTTCAGTTACGTTAGCGCGAAGCCGCGATCCCGAAGCAGCCCAAATGCGCTATCGAAACCGCATTATCATTGTTGAAAGTACCATGAAAGCCCTAAAACTGGCTCAGCAATGTATTGATTGGGAAATGAACCGCCGTTATGGGCGTTCTAAAGAGCTGCTGGTGACTGTCGATAGCTGGCGGGATAAAGACGGAAAACTGTGGGAACCGAACACACTGATCCCCATTGATTTACCTATTTTTGGTCTAAAGGATGAACTTTGGTTGTTATCTGAGGTGACTTACCTCAAAGACGACCACGGTACCGCCGCGCAAATGGTCCTGATGCCCCCCGAAGCCTTTACTGTCCAGCCTTATCAATTTTATTCAAATCTTATGGAGTTGAACCAGCGATGAGTGAATCAGGGCAATTTTCCAAATTATACCGACAAATAAAAATGATGATTGGGGTGGGGCGGGTGACGGGCAGCAATGATGGCGGTACCGTTCAAACCGTTCAATACCAAACACCGCTTGAAGTGCGTGATGATACCCCAAGACTGGCTGAATTCGGTTTTTCATCGGGACTTCCCGCCAATACTGATGTGGTTATTGGTTTTTTGGGGGGTGACCGATCAAGCGCAGTTATTATTGGCTCAAACCATCAGTCTTTTCGCCATACCGGACTCAATACGGGTGAAACGGTGATTTACTCGCAGTGGGGGCAATACGTCAAGTTAACCGAAGCAGGCATTATTATTGAAGCTAATGGCCAGCCGGTCACGGTCAATAATGCCACTGAGGTGACGATTAACGCCGCAGAAAAAGTACGGCTAAATACCCCGTTACTGGAGGTCAGTGGCGATATTGTCGATAACGCTGGTAGTAATAACACCACACTGAAAACTCTGCGTGAAGCCTATAACGCTCACAATCACCAGCTTAAAAATGTGCAGGGGGGTAGCGCGACATTAACCAGTGAAGTGACGGGTAAGGTGGTGAAATGACAACAGATATCAAAACAATCTGGGAGCCGGACAAATTGCTGGGTGACTGGCAAACTGGAGGCGGCGGGCTGCTGGGTGGCAATGATTTAGAGACTGCCATTCTGATCAGCCTGTTTACTGACCGGCTGGCCCGGACAGATGATGGTATCGATAGCGATGATCGGCGCGGGTGGTGGGCCGATACCGGAGCAGAATATGAGATAGGCTCCCGCCTATGGTTACTTCGTCGGGAAAAGCTCACCACTAAAGTCGCGTTAAAGGCTGAAGACTATGCCAATGAAGCCTTGGCCTGGTTATTTGATGATGGAGTGGTGACAGCAATAAGCACCAATGCTCAGATAGTGTATCCCAACCGACTCAATCTCATTATCAACTATCAACAACCCGAAAAAGCGCAGGTTTCAGTTAAATTTTCATGGGTATGGGAGACTTAATACATGCCATTTAATCGCCCCACATTAAGCGAACTACGCCAGCGCAATCTGTCCTATATTCAATCAGAACTCAAGACCGGTGGTAACTTACTGCGTTTCTCCAATATCGGTGTGATCAGTGATGCAGATGCTGGGATGGCTCATCTGCACTATGGGTATCTGGATTATATCGCGCTGCAATCCACGCCTTATAATGCCACCGATGAATATCTTGCTGCCTGGGCCGCGTTGAAAGATGTGTTTCGCAAGCCAGCCAACCCCGCGACCTGTCCTACCGTCGAGTTTAGTGGCACTACAGGCCGTGTGATTGCCGCTGGGAGCCTGTTAAATCGGGCCGATGGTTATCAATATCGCCTCGATCATGAGGTCACGCTGGGCGCTGGCGGCACAGGCACTGGCTCAATCACGGCGGTTCTGCCAAGCGTATTGGATGACACCACGGGCGGTGGTATTGCCGGGAATGCCGATGCAGGAACGTCGCTGACATTGGATGTGGCCATCGATGGCGTTCTGTCGGTGGCCACCGCCACAGTTAAGATTTCTGGCGGCGCTGATATTGAATCAGAAGATGCTTTTCGTTCTCGTATGCTGCTGGCTTATCAAAATACCCCCCAAGGCGGCAACGATACCGATTATCGCGGCTGGGCTTTGGCTGTGCCGGGTGTAACGCGTTGTTGGGTAAAGCGCCGCTTACAGGGGGTGGGCACGGTCGGTATTTATATCATGTGTGATGGCAATGATTCAGGTGGCTTTCCGGTCGGGACTGATGGCGTCTCTCAGCTTGAAGAATGGGGCGCGATTAAAGCGACCGGCGATCAGGGGCGGGTAGCCGATCATATCTACCCCTTACAACCCATTATCGCCATCATCTATGTGTGCGCTCCGGTAGCGGCCCCCGTGAATTTTGTGATTAGCGGCATCTCTACGGCAGGCAGCGAAACCACCACGGCAATCAATACAGCTATTGATGAGGTGTTTTTTACTGAGGGCGAGCCGGGCGGTAAAATTCTGCTGTCGTCACTGCTGCTGGCCATCGGTGATGTGACAGGCACCAGTGGTTTTATTCTCGACTCCCCAACGACTAACATCCAGCTTGAAACCGGACAATTACCCCTCCGGGGCACGGTGACCTACCTATGAGTCGATATTCTGTTAATGAATATACCGCCGCCATTCAATCGCTGATGCCGGGTGGTTTAGTCTGGCCGAAGATATCAGGCGGGGTTCAAACCAGCACATTACGGGCATTGGCACGGTCTTACCAGCGCAGTGATGAGGATGCCCGAGATCTGCTCGATGCCGCTTTTCCCTCAACAGCAACGGCAATGCTGCCTGAATGGGAAGCGACGCTCGGATTACCTGATTTATGCGCGATAGGTGAGATTGACAGCATTATCCAGCGGCAGCGGGCCGTAGTCTCCAAACTGTTTGGCATTGGTGGTCAGTCTGTTGCTTATTTTATCCGTGTTGCTGAGGCATTAGGTTACACCATCTCAATAACCCAATACAGGCAGGCATGTGCTGGGATGTCGGTTTGTGGTGATGCCTTGAATGGCGATGAATGGCCTTTTACCTGGTTGATTACCGCACCCGAAACTACCATCAATTATGCTCAGTGTGGTTTAACGTATTGTGGTGATCCGCTGCGTTCGTGGGGAAATAAGCAGCTTGAATGCCGATTAACAGTTTTAAATCCATCTCATACCATTCTTAAATTTGGCTACGTTAGTTAGTTAATAACCCTTTAATTATTTTTAAGCGCTTCATTGGCGAGGATTATCTATGCAAAAAATTGGCAATATCCCTAACACGCGCGCCGACAATAATGGCGAGTTTACTGATGGCAATGTTGCTGGTGGCGTACCACCGACGATATTGCCAGCAGAGTGGTTTAATACCATTCAGCGTGAATTGATTAGCGTGCTGAGTGCTGCAGGTATCACACCAGACAGCAATAAATTCGATCAGGTATCAAAGGCTGTATCTAAATTAATTACTGATGGCGGTTTTTTAAAGACAGTTAACAACTTATCTGAGATTAAAACTGCTGGCGCGCCAGCTATAGCCGCTACATTGAGCAATATTGGGGCGCTATCGACGACTGGCACTGCCGCCGCAGCGACAAAACTGGCGACAGCGAGAAAAATCAGCGGCGTTGATTTTGATGGCACTAAAGATATTACCTTGCCGTTTATTAATACCACCGATGCAAATATTCAACTCGCGGGCAACCTTACAGCACAGGGCCATATTACCTCACAGGGCAGCCTTATTTCAAAAACAAACATTGGTGCAGATGGTCGCTGCGATATTGTCGGAGACTTACGCGGTGGCCGCATTCTGTCAAAAGGTGACCTTATCGCTGGGGAGGGCCGTGCCGAGGGGCACGCAACATTAGCGGTAGATGGTAATGTCCATGGCACCGTATGGGGCGGTGCGCTTTCTTCTTATATCGCGAATAATATAAACGTCTATGGTGTTGTAGCGTTGGGGCGAGGTGCGCAAGTGGCAATGCCTTCATCTTTATACAATATGATGTCGCCCGCAGGAACATTTCTGACGGGTGTCACCGTGAATGGAAATGGCCAAACAACTACCGTTTATTATCGAGGATTATTTATGCAGAGATCTACTGGCGGATGGGTACAAATGGGCGGAGATATTGGCTAATGAAAACACTACAGCGCTATAAAAATCTTACGATATCAGCCCAAATATATGACCCTGAATTATCAGGAACCGTTATTTTTCATGTTGATGAAGAGGGGCGCGACTGGTACGAACTGCAAGAGACCTTTAGCGAGGACACAATAAAAGTCGGCTATAACGCGCAAGGGATAGTTTGTACGGTATCAGAGCATGTTTATGCCATCGCCCCCACTGGACTGTCAATTGCAGAAGTGGAATCATTGCCGGAAAACTTTGTGCTGGAATATGGCGCTTACGAGTATTTAAACGGTGAGGTAGTGCCTCGCATCCCAACTGATGCAGAAATTGCCGCCGCCGCAGATGAGCGGCGCAAACAACTGGTGAGCGCTATTTCTGTAGAACTATCCATCTTGAAAGATATCTCAGCCACAGGGATTGCTACCGCCGCTGAGCTTTTTCGGCTGAACGCTTTAATTAATTATCGCATCGAATTACTGCGATTGGATGTAATCAACGGAGTATGGCCAGCTATAGCACATCAAAAAGGGACTAAGTGAATCGCCAGTGTTTTAAAATGGAATAAATCTTATGTTTGATTGCCCGCGAAACTGACAAAATGCTAGAATTAGGAAAATTGCAATAATCTTGAGTTAATCAATGGATTACAGAACGGATATTGATGGTTTGCGCGGGCTTGCTGTCTTGGCTGTACTACTGTTTCACGCTGGGTTTGGTGTCAGTGGTGGGTTTATTGGTGTTGATGTGTTTTTTGTTATTTCTGGGTTTCTAATAACAGGTATCTTGGTAAATAGTATAGAAAAAAATAGATTTAATGTTATTGAATTTTATAAGCGTCGAATCGTTCGCTTATATCCAGCTTTGTGTATCACGTTATTGCTCACTCTATTTGTAGGCTTTCTGATATTTGACACGCAACAACTTACATACCTGGCTAAGTCAGCAGTATGGGCTGCAGCCTCTGCTTCTAACATTTATTTCAGTAAAGGGAGTGGCTATTTTTCGCTCGGAACTGATTTAAAACCATTATTACATACCTGGTCATTAGGTGTTGAACAGCAATTCTATCTTATTTGGCCATTAGTCATTTTTTGGGGAATAAGAAAGGGGAAAAATGCCCTTATTAAAGCATTGGTTGTGATCACTATTGTGTCACTGTGCTTATCACAATATGCCGTTCTGCAAGGTAAAAGTGGTAGTTATTTCTATACTCAAATGCGTGTGTTTGAACTTGCTCTGGGTGGGATACTTGTTTTTATTCCTAAAAGAAAAACCAGCGCTGTCATTGATGATATTTTATGTGTAATAGGTATCAGCTTAATCATTACCAGCGCCTTTCTTTTTAACAGAACAACCCTCTTCCCCGGGGTGAATGCATTACTTCCTTGTTTGGGCGCATTGCTCTGTTTATATTCAGGAAAAGCCAAGTATTCTGGTTTATTGCTTAGAAACAAAATAATTGTTTTTATCGGCATGATTTCTTATTCTCTTTACCTGGTTCATTGGCCAGTTATTGTTTTCTATAAATACTATATTTTTGTTAAACCCACATTGATAGATCAATTCGCAATGATAGCTATCTCTATCATGTTAGCAATACCAATGTATTATTTATGTGAACATGTTTGCCAGAATATTAATAAACAAAGAGCTAGCAGTACCAAACCGTTAGTCTTAGCTTTGGCTTCCATTTTGATAATAATTACAGGCAGTCGATTAATCGTCAGCAATATGGGCTTACCATGGCGTTTGGATGAAAAATATCAGGGGCTTGTTTTAGATTCACCGTTTTTCCATGAAAATTATTATGGTGGAGCGGGTTATGAACTTGATCAAGTTCTAGGCGATGCAGCGAATAAAGTTGTCTTGGCAGGAGATAGTTATGCTATGCAACTATTGCATGGTATGGAAAGATTCTTATCTGACAAGATTGAAGTACAAGGTGATTTTTCGCATGGTTGCTTCTTTAGTGAGGAAGTTGCTAGTGCTAAGGATGGTAAACCGGGTAAAGAGTGTATGGAAACCTATAGCCGGATGCTCTCATTGTTAGATGATAATGATAAGCCATTAATCCTGGCACAAGCATGGATTACTTATGAGAAAGAACTTATCAAAAAAACAGGTGAGAAAGTAAACTTCTCTGATAAAGAGGAATATTATTCATTCATCTATGATAATTTATCTGATATCAGAGCCAGAATCGGTAATGGAAGGAAAATGATCATAATTGGAAATCCTCCAGTTAATGAAAATCATCCTGGTTTCGCGGTATCACAATGCTTATTTAGACCTATATATATGAAATACAATTGTGCTAATACGCTTAATTTTAACATCAAAGAGTCACCCACTAACGAAATAAACAAAAAACTTCTTTATTTTGCAACCAATAACAAAAATACATATTTTATTGATCCTGCTGCTGCTTTGTGTAGTGATGGGCAATGTTCTGATGTAATCGACGGTAAAATGATATTTTCGGACACGGGGCATCTATCTAAAGATGGTTCTGACATTTTTATAGAGAAATTTAAAAATGAAATTATTAAAATAATTAATTAG